GTCACTTGTTCCGACATTTTCACGTCCCCCCTTTCGGCAGATTGTTCTTCTTGATCGGCGTGCTGCCCTCCTCGATGGCCTTACGGGTCGAGGCGAGCAAGAACGCCTGTTCACCGGCGGGCACGCGGTCATTGTGTGTGCGCAGCCCCAGCAAGATCCCGGGTTCCATGCCTTGGTTTTGGAATGCGATGTGGAGCATATACCCCAGATCGCATTCCTCAATTACTTTTTTGCGTATTCCTCCGCGTCAAAAGGCTCGTCATCGTTAAGCCCGCTGATTTCGGACACCCAGTCTAACAACATGGTCTTTTCTCCGAAGCGGAGCAGCGCGTCAATACTCTCGACGTTCTGCACCAACCCGTATTGGTCCTTGAGGGCCTTGTTGCCCCAGACCTTTTCCTGGTCCGCCGGAACGGTTGCCAGATAGATCATCCAGCTATTAAACAGATTAGGGTTAAAGTCCTTCTCAATCAGCGGGTACTTAGCCCCTCGCGGGTCCTTACCGTAGGTTGTGGCCTGCTTACGCGCCTGCCGCACCTCGTCATCACCCAGCGGGTGCAGCCGCACCGAGAAGTAATACTTCCCCTTGCGGCGGATATCGACGGTTACAATCGAATCTTCAGCGCTGCGGAACTCTGCGGCCTCCAGCAGCGACTTCACCAAGTCAAACTCTCGGCTTTTATCGGAGAGAGCGGGTTGTAATCCGCCCCCTATTGTAGTTTCGGCTCCTTCCATAAACGGCTTTTCCTCCTTTCATCATCTATCAGGTGATTCGGCTATCAGTCCACTTATATTTATTACCGTCCAGTATCTATTTTACCGATCTTCTAAATAAGTAGCTGCAAGCACAGAGATGAACTGCGGGATCTTATTCAAAGCGAAGGATTGTTCACGCTCAATGACCTCTCCTGGAGTGAGCGATTGCAATCCAAACGAGCCATTGGGCACCGCGCCATCGAAGCGAATGCGTTGCTCTTGGCCGTCAGGCTTGATTGCCACTCCCTGGAAGTTGTAAGAGGGCAGATTGCCTTGTTGAATAGCGTCCAGCAGCGGCTGCAAGATGAGATCATCGCGAATGACCATTTCGGTAAAGGTCAGGTCGAACGTGACGCCCGTCGGGATGCGATGCACGACAATCGACCCGACGGGTTGCTTCTCGGCTACGTTCACATCCATCGTGACAGAATAGGTGTTAATCTCGGCCAGAAACACGTTCACGCCGTTCACTTCAATGAATAGCCGCCCGTCCTTGCCGGTCATGAGCTCACGGGTATCCAGCGTATTATTCTTCCTCATGGGTCAGCTCCTCCTTACTCTTTTCCTCCGGTTTACTCCTGTGCAAAGCGGAATTGGTAGTGTAGATAGATCTTCTCTAAGCTGTCGTTGTCGTCGGCAGCGATAACGAACCACGCGCTATCGGCGGCGTAGCGCTCGACGGTGAATGTCGCGCCAGCAGCTAGCTTGTTCTCGGACATCATAGCCTCCAGCACCCGACTTCCGGTTTGCACGACGTCCCCGATACCGTCGGAGTCGCAGTTGACCCGCCCGACTTTGGGGAGTAAGGCGCGATCCAGCCGGTCGAACATCTCGAAGCGGGTTTTGGTGCGGCGAATCTTCTTCCAACCGTCATCCTGATCGACGGAGGGTTTCACCAGCGTGTTTACGCCGGAGTCGTACCAGATATCGCCGTCGTTGGACATCGAGGGCAGCAGCATGCCGTTGGCGATGGCGTCCACATACTGGGCATAGGAGAAGGTCTCCAGCACATTGGTTGCGCCTTTAATGACGCTATGTACAATACTGCGGCTGGCAGCCGTCGAGGCAATGATCCCTGCCGTGCGGCAGATCGCAAGTACCCCATCGAGGTCGCCAGCCAGGGTCTTCCAACCTGAGCCCAGATAGACGATCTTCTCATCGTTAAGCATACGGGCGTGCTTCAGGCGGTCCTCGAACGGCACACTGGCGGTTTCGCCAACCACGGCAAGGCCCAGCTTGCCGAACTTGTGGGCGTTGTCAAGATAGGATTGCAGCAACAGCGTCTTAGAGAGGGTGGCGTCGTCGTTGACATCAAGCGCGATGCAATTATAATAGAACGGCTCGAACGCCTCGAAGGCATTGGAATAGTCCTCATTGGTGACGGTGGGATTCTCCCCGCCGGTCAGCGCGCCCGATGCCTCAGGAACGGGAGCCAGCGTACCGGTGCCGTCGCCGACCAGAACGAAGTCGATGTATTTACTGCCGGCGCAGGCTTCTACCAAATGCTGAGGCTCGTTTTGGGCGTCGGCAGAGAACGGGAAGGTCTCGACGGGGGTCGTGCCGATATAGACGATCACTTCCTTCTGAGAAGCGTCACCAATCTTGGGCTGCACCGCGAGACAGAGCGGCTGCGTGCCGGGGTACTTCGCCACTGCATTAACAGCGTCGCTCGACGGTTCGGAAGACCCAGACACCGCTTGTACAGCCAGCATGAGCGAGGCTTTCTTGCCACCGCTGCCCATACGATAGGTGTAGACGGTAGTCGCGCCGCCGTCGAACATCGCTTGCGCCGCTGGCACGGTATAACCAGGGCCGTATTCACTGGAACCGTAGTTCGTGTTCAGCTCGCCATAGGCATTCCGTACGACAACGCCTAGCGGGCCCCAATTGGCTTGGATCGGAATCGCACAGATACCGTCCTGTGCGCCGGGCGTCGCAGATAGCCCGACGTTCGAGTATCGCTGATACACGCCGGGACGGGTTTTGACTTCCCCTTCGGTATAAAAGATTGCCATTTATTTCACCTCTTGTTGTCGAAACGTGTGGATAAGAGTAGTAGCTTCCGCAACGGAGGCCTTGTCCTTATGCGCCAGACGCAGCGCGGTAGCTACGATGGCGCGAGATGTGCCGAATGCTTTGTGGTTGTCGGCTAGTTGCGCCGCAGAGTAGACAGGCTCCGCTGGTGTAGCAGGGATGGCCGGTGCAACGAGTATGGCTGGTCTAGTCGGTGTAGCTGGCGCCGCGGATTCTGTAGACTGGGTAGTTAGATCGATGACGGGATTCACTAAGTTCATAACGAGTTTCTCCTTTTCGAGACATAGTGGATGGAGCGGAGCGGGCGAAACGGCACTTGACGCACGATCTCCCCGAAGGTGGCTTCCACGCTGATTTGCCCGGTACGCAGGGCGTCCGCGCCTACATCGACGCGGTTGTTCTGGCTGACCAGGATCGGACCCTCTCCGGCCCGGATAAGCCGCTTGTCCCGGCTGAGCTGATACAGGATCGCATGGGCGCAGTCGGCGGCAGTGGTCACATCGACGGCGAAGAGATGGCCGCGTAACAGCGCAGTACGCCACGCGGTTTGGTGGGTGTCGGGAATCCACCCAGCCGGTTTGAGGCTGTCGACACGCCAATAGATCGCCGATCGCGCCGGCGAGCTGATGCTAGTCCCCGGCTTCCACACAGGGGGCAACGTGCTCTGGTGGATCACCAACAGCGCGGGAAAGCGTGCGGCGGTCCACTCGTTCAGCCGTGCGATAACATCCGGTTCGTGGGTGGTCAGCAGCGGGAACGCCAGCAGCGTAAACCGCAACGTCACACCGTTGACGCGCTCGGTCGGCTCGGTGAAGTACTGGGAGTCAGTCCACTGTGCCGCCATAATGTCGGTTGCACAGTCGGTTGTGCCACCGGTGCTGTCCTCGCTATCATCTGCGCTGGTTTGGTCGGTTTGGCTGCTAAAGAAACAGCCGTTGATACGGTGGCGTACCAACGACTCCAGTACTTCGGGACTGTCCCGCCCGGCCTGACACTGCACATCAATCAGAAGACTGACCCCCAGAGTGCGAGTGGGGTCGTTTTGTGCATCGAGCGCGAAGATCACGCGGGTATACTGCGGGCCATCGTCCCACAGCGGGTCGGTATCGGAGGGGGCCTGCTGATTGAAGACAGCGGGTTTATCGGCGTAGCGGGTCAATCGCCCGGTTAGCTCTGGGCAAGTGACCAGGTGTTCATAGATCGATTGGTCAATCATGACAAGAGTCGTGTCACCTCCTTACGACAGGTACGGTTCCTGATACAGGCGTAGCACTTCGGGCTTGGCATGTTGCAGAATACGTTGCTGGTACGGACGCGGTGCCATG